TAGAAGATTTTTGAAAATACTTGTAGTTGACAGACCATTTCCTACAAATGAAGCACAATGGAAAATAGAAGAAGTTAAATCCTTTATTTTACATAAAGACGTTGATGTTATGTCATTAATGTCAAAAGAAGAAAATTATAAGGAAATGAAAGAATATTATGGATTAAATGATTATAATGTATTAATATTTAATCCTAGATTTAATTATCTTAATAAACATAATAGAAAATTTGATGGAACAATATTTAATAATAAGTATCCAGGTGATTATGTTGTAACTAAAAATAAAGATTTTAATATTAAGAGTTATGATATAATATATCACATTTTTTATTCAAGATGGCGTCAATTTAATTCCTTGTATAAATTACCTCAAAACAAACAAGTTATACATTTATATCCAGGTGGTGGATTTAATTTAGAATCTATTAATAGTATACCTAAAGATGTTCATATTATAACAACACAAAAATATTATACTAATTTATTTTTAGAAAGAGGATATATCAATATAAAAGAGGTTTTGGGTGCATTTTTTGTTCAAAAAGATAATAAGTTTGAAATGAGAAATTTAAATAATAATAAAATTATTGTTTGTATGACATCCGTTCATGATAAAAAAGTTAAAGGACATGATGTATATGAATCAGTTGTTAGTAAATATAAATCATTATATAAAAAAGATAATATAGATTTTATTTTCATAGGTAAACAAAGTTTTAAATGTAATGATATTAAAACATATCCTATAATGCCTATGAGTAAATTAAAAAAAATATTTGAAACGGTGGATATATATATAAATCCAGAACAAGGTAGTTTTTCTAATGGTTGGCCATTGGGTGTTGAATCTATGCTAAAAGGTTCAGTTTTAATTACAACCGATCCATTTAATTCATCTATATACTACAAACAATATTCCGATGATGTTATTATAGTTAAAAATGATAATGATATTATAATGAATATTAAAAAATTATATGATGATAGAAATTTATTATTAAATATTTCAAACAGACTTCAAAAGAATGTTAATGAATTTTATTCGTTTGATAATCAACAGCAAAAAATATTTGATTATATTGATGAAATAGGAGAAAGAAATGGAACAAAAAGGTGAATTTGTTGATATAGGCGGGTCGAAAAATTTTACAAATGTTAATCCAAAATATAAATGGGAAATCATGGATATAATGGGTAACCCCAAGTATGTTTATGATTTAAATTCTGGTGAAAAATTTCCACAGGAAAACAAATCAATTCATGCTATATATTGTTCAATGACATTGGAACATATTCATCCTCTTAAAATTCAACATGTGCTTAATGAGATGTATAGAATTTTAATTAAAGATGGTAAAATAAGAATTGTTGTTCCTGATATTGAGTATGCTATGAATTTATATTTTAAAGATCCTGAACAACTAATAAATAATCGTGATTTTCCAGCTTTTGTTAATTATTATCCCCCAACTAAATGTGGATATTTATTTTCATGGATTAATTCACCCCCGCCTAAACCAGATGGTCGTTCTGGACATCAAATAATGTTTGATTATGAAATGTTAAGTTGGTATCTTGATAAATCAAATTTTAGAAACATTACAAGACGTAAATATAATAAATGTTCAGAGGAATTTACTGGTAAAGATATAGATAGATATGCAAGTTGGTCACTTTATGTAGAAGCTGAAAAATAGGTAGTTCATAATGAAGAGTGGTAAAAGAAAAGGCAGTCAGTATGAAAGGATTATAGCTAAGTTTTTATCAAAGTGGATTAGTAATTCTGATGAACTTGTTTTTTGGAGGTCACCTTCATCTGGAGCATTATCAACAATATCTAATGTAAAAGAGGTATCAGGTGATTTAGTTGCAATAAAACCAGAAGGTGAATGGTTTACAAATATATTTAGTATTGAAATAAAAACTGGTTATCCTAAATTTGATTTTCATAAATTTATATTAAATGATAAAACATTAATTGAAGATTTTTGGAAACAATGCACTGATGATGCATATAAATATGATAAATATGGACTATTGATATTTCAGAAAAAAGGTTATAAACCAATAATTGGTATATGTGATGAACTTAAAGAAAAGATTATAAAACACATAAATAACACTGATTCGATTATTTTGTGCTTTAGTAATGCAAATTTACCATGTGTTACATTTTATAATATGAATGAATTTTTTAATAAAATTAAACCAGAATATTTAAAGAAAATTAAAAAGAGGGGTACTTCTAAATGAGATTATCTGATGGTGAATTTGCAGATTATGTCGTTTGTTTTTTATATGATAAATTAACTAAACCACAATCGGTTGTTCCAGCTGAGGTCAATCCCGGTTTTAATGCTTTTGCTGAGATATTAATGAAAAGGGGATTTAAATCACAGTTATTATATAGATACATGAAAATGCCAACATCAACAAGGTCTAAATATAGAACAACAAGTGGTGTTTATAATCAAAAAGCTGGTACATCATCAACATCAATAGTAGTTTTTAAAACAAAAATTAAAAAGGATGTTAAAAAAATAGATACTGTTAAGGATATTATTAAGAAAATTTCAGCATTAGGATTGACATTTAAAACTGTAAAAGGCATTATTGATATTTATAGAAAGAGAAAGGGGGGTAAATAATATGGGGTTTCTTGATGGTGATACACCTGAAATTGATGCAATTAATATAAAAAATACTATACATGATGGTGATGTAAATACTGATGTTCCCGATATTAAAGCTAATGCTATGTATAATAATTTACCAGTATTCGATGTTGATTCTGATGATTTTAATAATAATTTAAAAAGAAATAGGAATATGATGGTATTTAAAGATAATACCAATGTTGGTAATTATTTAAAACAAACAAAGACTAGAAATGAATTTTATTTAAGATCTAGAGAAAATGGATATATGAGAAAAGTAACAGGAAGGTAATGTACTGAAAATGTCTTCCTTGATAAGGAGGCATGATGGACAGAGGAAGTAATGTTTTATACGCGGGAGAAATAAAAGAAATAGGATATAAGAGAAAAGAATCATGTTCTATTTGTAAATATTCAACTGGGAGGTCATATCAACTTTCGTGTATAAACCATAAGGTTTTTGAATATGCTAAAAAATATAAAAAGGATATTGATAATTTAAATATTGCAGTAGAGATGGATTCAGTTTGCAAATTTTTCAAAAGAGCTAATTAGAAACTAAATGTTTCTGGAAAGGATGTGAATTATGGTAAATATGTTTGACATGAACAATCTAATGATTAGATGTTTTTTTTCTTCAGCTGTAAAACCAACATCTAAAAATCCCGATTATGATTTATGGAAATATCTTGTTTTTGATAACATGTATATGTCAATAACAAAAGATATGACAGTGAATGAACTGGTTGTAGCTGTTGACCATTCAGTGTCATGGAGAAGATTATTTTGGGATAGATATAAAGAACACAGAAAAAAACAAAGAAGTAAAATAGATATTGATTGGACTTCTTTGTTTGAACAAATGGATTCTTTTTTATTGGAAATCAAAGAATCAATTCCATTTAAAGTATTAAAGATTAAAAACGCCGAAGCTGATGATATAATTGCTATTATATGTAAAAAAAGAAATAATATATACAACATAATATCGACTGATGAGGATTATTTACAATTAAGCTCGAATAATGTTAAAATATACAATCCATTGAAAAAGAAATATGTTAAATGTAAGGATCCTAAAATGTTTGTTATTGAAAAATGTTTAACTGGACAAAGTAAAGATGGTATTTTTAATGTATTAACACCTATTGATTATCCCAATAATAAAAGAAAACCACCTTTTGGTGAAAGTAAATTAAAAAAGGTTTTAAATGAAGGATATGAAAATTGGTTATTTGATAATAATCTTGAGGAAAGATTTAAGTTTAATCGTGTATTGATGGATTTTGATTATATACCAGATGTAATATCAAAAAGAATATTATTAGAATATGATAATTATAGAATGCCTGATCCATCATATTTATATGACTTTTTTTATAAAAATAAATTTATGAAATATCTTGAAAATTTTTCAAATGTTGAGAATAGGTTGTTAGATCTTTATATGGGGGATTCTAATGAAAAGAGAAAAATCAATAATGGAAAGGATAAATAATGAATTGGGAATTGAAAAAGAGATTGAAATAGAGAAAAAACATTTTTATAGTTTACAGGATTTTTTAGTTGATGTGAATAGATGTTATATGAATTTTTTAATTTTAACAATGTTGATATTTTGGGGAGCTAGAAAATGATAAATGAAAACAAATTAAATCTGAGTGAAAATGCACAAAATATTTTTAAAACACTTTATAGTTTTACTGATGAAACTATACCTGAAACATTTATAAGAGTAGCAAAAGAGTTTGCAACAGATGATGCAAGTTTTAAATTTGCATATGATTTAATGCAAAATAATATATGGAGACCTAATACACCTGTTTTCTTTAATGCAGGAACAGCTGATAAATTGTTTAGTGCTTGTTGGGTTGTTGGACTTAATGATTCAATGGATAGTATATATGATATAGCTAATGTAGCTAGGAAGATATTTCAATATGGAGCAGGTATAGGAATACCTATCGGTAATTTAAGAGAAAACGATGCTAATATATATGGGAAGGTAAAAGGTGAAAATAGAGTTCCAATAGGTAAATCTTCCGGTGCAATTAGTTTTATGAAATTATATGATGTAATAGGTGAAACAACAAAAAGTGGTGGTAGAACAAGACGAGCTGCTATTTTATGTGCAATGCCTGTTGATCATCCTGATATATTAGATTTTATTTCATGTAAAGAAATTGATGGTAGATTATCTAATATGAATATATCTGTGTCAATAGATGATAAGTTTATGCAGGCATTAAAAGATAAGGTGCCATACAAACTAATATCACCTACTGGTGAGGAAAAAGGTAGTGTTGATGCTCTCCACGTTTGGGATAAATTATGTGAGATGTCACATAAAACAGCTGATCCTGGTATTTTATTTATTGATACTATAAATGAATCTAATTTATTAAAATCAAAAATTAAAATAGAATGTACTAATCCATGCATTACTGGTGATACATTAGTTACTATGGAAGATGATTTATGTATTCCTGTGAAAGATATACAAGTCGGTGATAAAATTAAATCATATAATATTGAAACAAATGAATATGAAATTGATATTGTTGAGTGGGTTGGTATTACAAGAAAAAATGCTAAAGTAATAGAGTTGGAAGTTGAGGAAGATGGTAAAATATATAAATTAAGATGTACACATGATCATCCTATTTATACAAGAAATAGAGGTTATGTTGAAGCAAAAAATTTAACAATAAATGATGATATTCTTATAAATAGTAATTAGAACAACTACTATTTTATAGGAGGTCATGTAATGGTTAATAAAAAAGGTAATGATAAATCATCTAGAGGATATTGTGGATGGCATATAACATGGCATAAACAACATGTGTATTTGAGATCTAGGTTGGAATATGTTGTAGCATGTTTATTAGATTTACATAAAATTAATTATATAACGGAAAGTCATATATATCACATTGATAATTCACGATATAAACCTGATTTTTTTATTTATAATAAAAAAAATGAACTGATAAGAATTTTAGAAGTTAAATATAATAACAAAGAAAGGTTGTCTTATATTTCAAAATATAAAAAATTTTTTAATGAGATGAATGTTAGTTATTTTGTGTTAGATAAAAAACATATCACATCAATATTAAGAAAATATCCTGATATAAAAGTAATGACAAATAATTGGTGTGAAAAATCAGCAAAAATAGTACATGATATGAAAGGTAATAAGAATCCACATTTTGGTTTTAAACATTCAGATGAAACATTGAAAAAAATTGGTGATAAAACAAGGGAGAGATTTTTAACAAAAGAATTTAGACAAAAACATAGTAATTCTATAAAAAAATCCATGACATTTGAAGTTAGACAACGTATAAGTAAATCTAGAATGGGTAAAGGTAAACCCACAAAACTTGTTGATAAGGTTGAAAGAATAACTCCATGTATGCAATGTGGAAATAATGTAACATGGAATGAATGGTATAAAGATGGCATATTAATGAAAAGTGAAAAAAAGAATTTTTGTTCTAAATCATGTGTTAGTAAATATATAATGCAAGAAAAGGTTAATATAAAAAGAAAACAGCAAATTGAATTGATGAAAGAATTTTATAATAAAAATGGTTATTTTTGTAATAGGAGGGATTTTTTATATTATTGTAAGGATAATAATGTTGGATGTGATATAAGATCTACATTTAAAACACACACTAATTTTTTAAATTATATGGAGGAATTAATTAATGGGTAAAATTATATCTATTAGAAATGTTAGTAATGAAGATGTGTATGATATAACTACAAGAAAAAATCATAATTTTCTTGCTAATAATATACTCGTACACAACTGTGGTGAATAGTTTGCCTCAGTATAATCATCGCGGAAAAAAACTGGAATGCTGAAATGCAAATCAGACCTGAAGGTTATTTTAATATTGACCAGGGGCAGAGCATAGAAGGTGAAATAATCCTTCCAAGAGGCCGCGACAAACGAAAGTTTGAAAAGATATGCCGAACAATGGGGAATAAGTAACTCATTGAACCAGAGGATAAAAAGCCTTTGGGATAACAAATTGGAACAACCACTTTTACCTTTCACATCTTGCAACTTAAGTTCCATTAATGTTCATAAATTTTGCATTGATGGTAAATTTGATTTTAAATTATTATATGATACAGCATATGAAATTATGTTATTAATGGATAATCTTATTGATGTTATGCATTTTCCTGATAAGAGATTTGAAGATAATGTTAAGAAATACAGACCAGTTGGTGTTGGTATAATGGGATTATCAGATGCTTTATATGAACTTAATGTTCCTTATAACTCTGTTGAAGGTAGAAAACTAGCAGGTGATATTATGAAAAATATCAATACTGCATGTATATCTGCTAGTGCACATCTTGCAGCATCAAAAGGTAAATTTCATGATTATGACAAATATGCAAATGATGTATATGATATTATTTTGAAACAAACAGATAATAATATACCATTAGCTGAACGTGTTAAAAAACATGGTTTAAGGAATGTTAGTTTTACAACTATAGCACCGACAGGTACAACTGCATTATCTTGTGATTGTTCATATGGTATGGAACCTTGTTTTGGATTGGTATTCCAGAAGAACTTGATGAACGGTGAAAAGATGGTAATTGCTAATCCTATATTTGAACGGAAATTTAAAAATGAATCCTGGTATGACGATAAATTACTGGAAAGAATATTTCAAAATAATGGTTCATTAAAAGGATTAAGAGGTATTCCTAAAGAGGTAAGGGAGGTATTTGTTGTAGCTCATGATATTGGATATAAAGATAGAATTGATATGCAAGCTGAATTACAAAAATATGTTTCATCTTCAATAAGTTCAACTATAAATTTACCATCAACTGCTACGAAGGAAGATATATCGGAATTATACAAGTATGCTTATGAGAAGAAATTAAAAGGTATAACAGTTTATAGGGATGGTAGTAAGAAAACACAACCAATAGATTTTTCATCTAAAGATGATAATAAATCACATGAATTTAATCGACCTAGAAAACTTACAGCTGATACTCATGTTTTAGAAACAGGTAATGGTAAAATTTATGTTATTGTTTCTAAACATAATAATAAACCTGTTGAAGTTTTTATGAATATGGGTAAATCTGGACAAACATTTAATGTATTTTCTGAAGCATTAGGTAGGGTAATGTCAATAGCATTACAACATGGTGTTCCATTGGAAGATATTACAAAAACAATGATTGGTATTAATTCAGATAGACCTCATTGGTTTAGATTTGAAGAAACTGACATTAAACCAGCACAAATATTGTCAATTCCTGATGGTATTGCACAATTATTGGAAAGACATTATCTCAATAAAAGAACTATAAATGACCCAGATTTATATGAAATGTGTACTAAATGTGGTTCTTATTCATTAATTTATAGTGAGGGATGTCAAGTTTGTCAAGCGTGTGGTGAAAGTAAGTGTGGATAATTATTGAGTATTTTGACTCTTGACATTTTTATTAAAATAGAGTATAATATATCAAAATTAAAATGTGGAGGTTGATTTATGAGAATTAATTGGGAAGATGTTGTGGTTGAAAATGAGGTTCCTATGAGTGGTGAGGAAATTACTAGAGAGGTTTATAGACAGACTGGTGTAAAAATAACAAGACAAAATATTTCAAATGTTTTAAGGAAAGCATTAGGTAAGATTTTTAATAAGTTGATAGAAGATAATAAGGACATGAGAAGCACTGATATTGCAATTATGATGTTTGAAATGCTCACTTCTTTTAATAATGTTTCTTCTGTTGAAGATGCTAAATCATTTCTTAAATTATTACCTGTTAATGTTAGGAATGAAATTGAAAGAGAAAATTTTAGATAATAATTATCAATTTTGTATAGAATGTATTAATTGTAAAATAAAAAGAAATACATTATATTGTACTAAAGGTAAGTTTGTTAATAAGCAATTATATAATATAATTATAATGACATCCTTTGATTTTAATTGTGGGGATTATAATGGTGAAATAAATGATTCCGTTATCGAAGGTATCTGATTTTGTTCATACTAAAATTAGTAATGTTAAAACTAGTCGTAATGGCACTCATTTTTTAGGAAGATGTCCATTATGTGGTGATAGCAAAAAGAATAAAAGAAAAAAAAGATTCAATCTTAATTACAACAATGGTAATCCAATATACCATTGTTTTAATTGTGGTGAGTCTGGTAATTTCATAGATTTATACTCAAGATTAAACAATATTTCATATGACGAGGCTAGAAGTTTTTTATTGTCATATGACAATATTGACTTTAATAGTGTGTTTAATTCCAATAAATATGTATTAAATAAAAATGAAGCGAAAAACATGGAAATTAAATATCACGATTATATCATTGAGGATTGTTTATTTTTAAATAGTATCCCAGAAAGTGTTGTTGAACAATCTTATAAAAATAAATTAATAGATTTTTATAAAGAACGAAATATAAAAGATTATGATATATACATAGCTTATAAAGGTGATTATAAAGGTAGGTATATTATTCCCATTTTTGAGGACGGTCATATTATTTATTTTCAGGGAAGGGCCGTTGATGGTGTGTTACCTAAATATAAAAATATTAGTGACCCCATTGATAATATTATTTTAAATAGAAATAATTTTAAAAGGAATAAATATATTATTGTAACCGAAGGTGTTATTGATGCAATATCAATAGGTAAACAAGGAACTACTTCATTTAGTGCTGATATTAAAGATGAACGTATTGAAGAATTATTAAAATATACTGATAAAGGTGTTATAATAGCATTCGATAATGATAAAACTGGTATTGAAAAAACTTTTAAAGTTATGCATAGTAGTAAACATTCAAGTGTTTTGAAATATCTTATTTATCCTATCGAATTAAATATATATAAAGACATGAATGTGTTAAGTCATAAAATTGAAAATCTTTATGATTTTGTTGTTGAAAACTCTTACAGTGGATTTGAGTACAGTGTAAAAATGAAAATTAGGGGGAATGTGAAAATATGAAACTAACTTATCCAAATATTGATTATGTAGCGGTTAATGAGGGGAATGTTGATAGTGAAGAACTAAAATCAATTCCAAAAATTCATATAATTAAGTTGATGTTTAAGAATGTAACAAAAGAAAACATTGATAAGGTTATTAATAATTTTCCTAATACAAGAAGGTTTGTTATTGAGGATAACATAAAACAGTATAATTTGTTATTGAAAAATACTGGTAGGAAATTTTATGTTGAGAATAATTTCGATTCAGCTTTCATTTCATTTTTTAGGAAGAACAATAAGGTATTGTTGAATGTCGAAAAATTAAGTGCTGAAGCTAGATTTTTTATTTTCAATGATGATATTTTTCTTGATATGTTGAATAACATTGAAATAATCCAGATGAATAAAAAGGATTATGAAAAATATCAATATTTACTTAATGACTGGAATGGTAATGTCATTATAACAACATCATGACATGTTTGAACATGCGGTTTTCGGCCCTTTCATAGGTGATTGGGAAACAGAAGTTTATGTATATCGACCATTTATTAGATGGGTAACAAATGTTATTAACATTGATAATGTTTATGTGTCATCACATAAGAACAGATTGTTTTTATATGATTGGTTAGATGATGATAAAAAATTATCAATAAATGAAGATATAAGTCGCGATGAGATTTCACAATATAGATTTATACATGGGAAAATTACTAAACAAGACTATACATCTTATTTTAAATTATTTAAAAGGGATATTAAGGATTTAATAGGAAGTGGATATATAAATTATTTTCCTATAAATTACGCTAGTATATTTTCCTATCCAATTTATTGTAGATTATTTACACCTATAAAGATTGAAAAAAATATTAATGATAATGGGATTATTGATATGACTGATGAATATTATTTGTACATACCTGATAATAATGAAAAATTTTCCAATATTGATAAATTATACAAAGCTTTGAAATTAAAATATGGTAATAAAATAATTGTATGTGGTGATATGAAAACTCATTTACTTGATGAGAATGTTGCAATGTGTGATGATTATTTTAATAATGGTTATAAAAATATAATGACATATATTAATAATGCTAAGGTTGTTATATGTCCTATGGGATTTTGGACATTTGTTTCAAATTTTCAGAATAAACCTGTTTTTTCATGGATAACATCAAAAGGTAAAACTAGATATTATAATATGCTTAATGGTAATAATTATCATATAATATATACTGATGAACATCGTTTAATAATGTCCAGTCTTGAAAGATTTTTGAATAATGGAGGTTACAATGCCAATATATGATTTTAAATGTGATGTTTGTGGGATTGAAACTGAAAAAATGGTTTCTATTAAAGAGTCGGAAAATGTTAAATGTGATAATTGTGGTAATATTATGAAGAAGATGGTTTCTAATAATATGACATTTAATTTAGTTTATGATCCTAAAAAACATGTATGTAGTTGGTCATCAGAAGGATATGCAACTACACAAAGATACCGTGAGATGAAAAAATGACAAGATTTATTATTTTTACATGTGGTTGGAATTGTGAAAAATATGTTCTCAATAATATCAATTCAATAAAATCACAATCATATCCAAATTATATTCATATTATGGTTGATGATGCATCAACTGATAATACAAGCAATATTATTCAACAAAATAAACATCAAAAATTAATTCATTATCGTAATGAAGAAAATATTAAATGGATCCCCAATGCTTTAAAATATCTTAATAGACATATTATGTCTGATAATGATGTTCTTGTTTTTGTTGATATGGATGATTGGTTAGCACATAATAATGTATTGTATAATCTTAATACATTTTATGAAAATACTGATACATGGATAACATATTCCATGTTTGAATATCATAGTTCAGGTAGATTATCTAGTTGGATACCTAGATATAAGGATGGTACTATATTGAGGAAACTTTTTAGGGATTCAACATGGAGTTTAACACATTTAAGAACAATGAGAGCATTTTTATGGAAAAAAATAAAAGATAAAGATTTAAAA